CATATAGTTCTTGTTTCTGATCATCTGTTAGTTGGTCTGAGTAGCGAATCTCCGTCAGAGTTTGTTGTAATGTTGGATTTGTTTCAAGTTCCTCAATGACAGGCATTTCAGCCAATAAAATACGCAGAAAGACTTTCTCAGATCGCGATCTAGAAGACATCACAGAAGCCTACGACCAACTAGCAAAACTCCCGATCCATATCGCTGATTCCAAGAAAGTGACCATCGAAGAAGTGCGTGCAATCGCCAGACAAACCAAACGGAGACGGGGGCGGATTGGAGCTATTTTTGTAGACTATCTCACCATTATGGATATCCCTCAACCAGCGGGCATGACAAGAGCACAGGCGATTGGAGAAGTCACCAAAAAGGCAAAACAAATTGCGATGGAGATCGATTGCCCATTTATTATGCTGGCACAACTCAATCGAGAAAGTAAAAAATCGTTAAAACCCGGCTTAGAACATCTCAAAGAATCTGGAGATATTGAACAGGATGCTGACATCGTCGAATTCTTGTGGGAAGACCCCGATGACATAGATGTAGGGAAACATTTTGGAGCCAAAGTGATTCAGTCGATTATCGCTAAGGGACGTGATATTGGCGTGAACGAATTCCGCTATGCTTTCAAAGGATGGACACAGGAATTTATTGAACTCTAGGTGGTCGTAAATGACGGAAGAGGAGTATAACGAACTGCTACAGAGGATTGTCAAAGGGGCTGAATATCTTAGCAATCCCCTAATTAAGAAAGAGGATTACGAAAAGGGCATGAAATTATATGATGCCCTTTGCGAAAAAGCCTTAAAGCATAGGATGAGTTGGTATGGTGAGACTGATCATTCCAGGGAGACCCGTTCCGGCAGTACGGATGACACAGAGAAGTAAATGGGTCAATAAACAAGCCATTCGGTATCTAGATTACAAAAAGCAAATCGGCTGGATTGCTAAGAAAGCGAAAATCAAGCAAATCCAAGGGGCTGTTGAAGTTTATTCTGTTGCATACCTTTATGGTAAACGTGAACCGGACGGGGATAACTTAGCAAAGGCATTTCTCGATTCGCTCAATGGCATTGCTTGGGTCGATGATCGTCAGGTGAGAAAGCTAACCATCGAGAAGCGAAAAACACCTACAAAAGCAGATGAACGTGCTGAAATTACGATTCAAGAGATTGAAGAGCGATAAATAAAGAAAACGCCCTATGGCAATCCATAGGGTCTCACACGCACTTCTCATTCCCATTATATCACGGGGGTGAGGATATGAACGATTTGATATCAGAATATAAGCAGTCCTTAAAACAAGTACGCCAAGCGATACGAAAGATCGAACGAAAAGATGCCCCTACTGAGGAAGATCAAGTGCAGATGAGCTTGTTACGAGGGATGGAACGGGATTTACTTTGGTCGATTGAGTGGATGGAGACAGGACGTGAGCCAAAAAAACAACAAAAAATAGAGAGACTATCTAAGAAACAAAGGGAGAAAATTATGGATCCTTACCTGCTAGATCAATCAGTTGTTGGATGGGAACTGCCTACATATCGAACACAAAACATTGACATAAAAAAGATCATGGGTATTCTCTCACCACGAGAACAAGAAATTTTTATCATGAATCGAGTGCAGTTGATTTCGTATCAAGAAATTGCTCAACTATTGGGGATTAAGAAAACAACAGTAGCGAATAAGATAGAACGGTCAAAGAAAAAGATAGAACGTTTGGTAAATAAATTTAGTTGATTTTTATTAGTTTTCTCTTTCGATTTGATCGGATTGTTTACTATCGGAACTTCCGATTTGATCGGATTGTTTACTTCGGTCTTTCTTTACTTTTCCTAGAAAGCTCTTTACTTTTCCTAGAAAGCTGGTTGTAGGCTTATCAGAAGATCGTTGTTCTGTTAAAGCACCTTGTATTAAAGCACCTTGTACTATTTCTTCGAATTTTCGGTCTGTACTAAGTTCAGGTAAATTTGTTTCTGTGATCTGTCCAAAAAGTGTATCTACTACCTTCCAGTATTTTGTTTTTGCTGTGTCAAATATAGGTCTCACTATGTTTGAACGATCTTGATGAATCATTTCTAGGTGTTCTAATGTTAGTAAACCTTCCTTTACCATCTTTTCTAACTGTGGAGATACACGTTGTCGTTTGTGGCTTGGATGGAGAAAGCCTTTGTTATCAGCACGTATGTCTTCAGGATAGGTATCAAAACCATTTTTATCTACTCGAATGCTAAAAAAACGATCAACTGGATTTTTTAAATTTTGTTCTTGCCAGCTGCGTATTTGCTCTACATCATGATCATCAGCAAACCAGAATTCACTACTTTGTTTTCCGTCTGCTCTCGGGAAAAGTAGTTCTGCTACTCTTCGCCCATCTTGCATTTCGTATAGTCGATAACCATACCAGTCTCCGTGTTGATTTAGCCATTGTTTATCAGTTAGTAGAGTTACATTATTATTACTCATTATCGACTCTCCTTTGTAAAGTTAACTTACAACTAAAAAATACTTTCTTTTAATTCTAATATATTTTCGTTATTGCTCAAACAATTAATGAGGTACAAAAGCCACCTATTAGTAGAAGAGTATATTTTAGGGAGTAATTTCTATGGAAATTAGAAAAGTGTACGTAAAACATATCAACCCTGCACCCTATAATCCACGTGTTGATCTACAACCAAGTGATCCCGAATATCAAAAGCTGAAACGTTCCATCAAAGAGTTTGGGTTTGTGGAGCCGCTCGTTTGGAACGAACATACAGGGAATCTGGTTGGTGGACATCAACGGTTTAAGATAATAGATGAAGGAGTTAAGAACAAAAAAACTTTCTTTAGTCTTTTAGGGGTTTCTTATTATTTAACCAAAGAGGAAAATTCAAGATTGATAAATAATTTATTCGCTAACGTCCCATCAGGAAGTTCGATCGTTTTTGATTATGCAGACGAAAAACTCTTTGAAGAGAAAGGTATGTCAAATAGAGTTGAAAATATGGTGAAAATGGCTGCGGCAAGTGGAGAGCCAATGAAATCGTCTTTCACTTATGATGAAATCGAGAAGATGTTAGAAAAATCAGGTTTACTTATTTATGAACATTTGACTCCATCTACAATAAGTGACCTTTTCTTTAGCAATCGGACAGATTATTTGTCTGCATTTGAAACGATTCATTATATACATGCTGTAAAAAAATAATTCTTTCACTTTATGCCTCTCAATCATCTCTATGAATTGGGAGGTTGTTTATATTTTTCGATGTTAAGGAGGAAGGAGACATGTCTGAGTTAATTGCACCTGTTGTCCAAAAAAATGATGATAAACGCATTGTCTATGGTCCCGTATTAATACCAAACGAACCAGATCATGATGGCGACCGTGTCACGGTAGAGAAAATTGAAGAAGTCGCTCATAAGTTCCATGAGATGTATGGAAACGTCGATCTCCAGCACTCACTAAATAATGTGGGCAAAATGGTTGAATCGTATATTGCACCAACTGATCTAACCTTTGGAGAGGTGACTGTACCCAAGGGTTCATGGATGATGGGCGTTCGGGTAACAGACGAGGCATCATGGGAAGCGGTTAAGTCTGGGAAGCTCACAGGCTTCTCAATTATGGGAATTCGCTCTGCTGTGATGAAATCGAAAGAGATGACAGCAGATGAGATTCAAGCAGCAACCAAGCGCACGACTCTCAAAGATTTAGGGGACGATTGGATTGTCAATGCGGTGAGTCTTGTTGATGAACCAGCCGTGCCCAAGGCGAAATTCCTAGTGATCAAATCGAAACAGGACAAGCCAAACGAGGATGAGAGTTTCTTCACGAAACTAAAGAGCTTTTTCCAAGGAGATACACCAACTGAGGGAGGTGAGATGATGGATAAAGAGGAAATGATGAAACTGGTCAAATCAACCGTTGCAGAAGTGTTGAAAGAACAACAAAAGGAAGAGGAACAGCAAGAGTCAGAGCAAGAACCAGAGCCAATCGCGGCTTCAGTGGTAACACTCAGCAAAACCGATTTTGAAGCCTTGCAACACAAAATCGAACAGTTGGAAGAACAAGTGACAAAAGCCAGCCAGCATCGGCTTTTTTTTCGTTCTCAAAAACTCAAGGGGCATGACATAGATGTAGATGTTACCAAATCACAGCAAGAACCAGACCGCGATGTCTTAGGTCGTCGCATTTTTAAATAAGGAGGTTTGATGAATGGATACACAAACATTGCTCAGTAAGTTAGATACTGCCTATAAAGCGATCACCACAACCGATATGGGGCAAGGGTTACTGACGGAAGAGAAAGCGAGTCAGTTTATTCGGGTGGTGCAAGACTCGACACCACTTCTTTCTCTTTCTCGCCGTTTGCCGATGAATTCTCATACCCGTGATATTGACCGCATTATGTTTGCGGGACGCATTTTGCAACAAACAGGTGGAGAAACAACACCAATCACCAATGAGCAAAAGACCGTGACCTATATGAATCAGTTGGTGGCAAAGGAATTGGGCGGTTTCTTTGGGATTACGGATATGACGTTAGAAGATAACATCGAGCGTGGAAACTTGGAGAATACCATCATTCAGCTTGGTGGTGAACAAGTCGGACGTGACCTAGAGTGTCTTTTCTTGGCAGGTGATTCAGCCTCTTCTGATGGGCTACTCAAAACGACCAATGGATGGCTCAAAAAAGCGGCAAATAAAGTGACAGGGGTTGCCGCAGACCCAACAGCAAGCCAATTTTTAAACAATGATGTAGAGGGCATGTTGGACAAGTTACTACAAGTCGTTCCTAAAAAATACATGACCAAATTTAGCTGATTTGTTTAAACATAAAATTGCAGGCAAGAGAAAACTTCGCCTCTGCTTCTCCGCACAGCCCAACAGCCATCCGCATTTGGGAACCGTACTTACGATCATGGTGTTATATGCAATTGGGGAATATTTAAGGGGCAGATTAAATATCCCAGTGTATGTTCAATTTGACAAAGGAGAACATTGTATAGGAGAGAAAAAGGAAGTTCATGGTGTTTTGTTTTCAAAACGACTACAGGATACCTTGATTCAAGGAATCCCGAAAGCTGATTATTATATGGAATCTTTCAAACAAATATTTGATCGACTATCAGATAAGACATCAATCCCCTATCAAATCAAATCGTACGAAAAACTCCAATCCGATCCCATTGTAAGAAACTTACTACTCCAAATTTTGCTTAATAAAGACCGATTCATTCCTATTTTAAGTCCGTCTACTAACAGACTCCATTTGCGTGTTCCTTGTCCCGTTTGCAAGTTTGCTGACAAGCACTCTAAAAACCAATTATTACAAATGGTGGATTCCCATTCAGTAAAAGTAATCAATCAATGTTTCGATCATGGAACCTATGAAATAATTATTAAAGCAAACAATCAAGATTACTTTGAAGTCAATACTGCTCTTTATGATCTTCTGTTAGGAGCTTATTTTATCGAAACGGATCAAGTTGAACAGACATTGACTATTATGGTTGATGGTGGAGACTACGCAGGAGTATGGCCCATGTTGGTGCACGGAGAGGCATTAATTCAACTAGGGTATCGAACCATTCCAAATCGTTTATTTGCTCCCATCATCTTAGATTGGTCAGGAGCTAAGTTTTCAAAATCTCTCTATGTTCGTCATCAAGCATATGATTATTTGCCCAAAGGGTTAATCGATTTCTCTTATTTTCAAGAATGCTATGGAAAAGCAGGATTTGAGCGATTGTGGCTAGAAGCCAAAGATTGGGCGGAAAATCCGAGTAAGTTTTTTAGAAATTACTCTGTCGACTATTTTCGTCTAATCTTAGGAGATGGAAAGGAACAGATGAATGCCACAAGAGCAGAAGAGAATTCCCATACTTCTTAGCTTACATGAACCTTATTTTGAGGAAATCAAAAGTGGAATCAAACGTTATGAATATCGGAAGCGTTATGTAGAACAACCATCAATCGCATATATCTACTGTACAAGCCCAGTAAAAGCAGTGAAAGGAATTGTTGTATTTGATACTCCTATCATAGGCCCTCCTGAATTGATAAGTGACATTTCAGAGAAGGAAACGGGCGAGGGTGCTTTGACCGCTGAGTATTTAAAAGGAAAGGATAAGGGGTATGCAATACCTGTTGTCTCTTGGCAGGAAATAGAATCGATTTCCCTAGATGAGTTACGAGATCAAGTATCAGGTTTTGTGCCTCCTCAATCGTACTATCGATTAGACAACAAACCGGAATTGTTGGAGTATCTGGAATCAAAAAGAGTTGTTGGTTTAACCCCTGTACCAAATTCTAGTTCATATTCGACTATGTAGGGGAATGGATGATGAACCACCTATTTGTCGAAATTCCCAATGTAGAACAAATAAAAATGTGATTTGGGATAGTGGCGAATGGAAATGCATGAAGTGTGATCGAATAGTAGAACCACGCTACAGCGATGAAAGGCTAAGGACTATTTAAGATAAAGAGCTATATCGTACAGCCTTAGGGGGGGCTGGTTTGG